TCACCCTTCAGCAAGCGCTTCCAGGCGTCTTCACGCTTCCGGCCGGCACGTTCGTCAAGACCACCGATGTGACGAACGCGATCAAGTTCCAGCTGCTCGCCGATCTGGTGTTCCAGCCCAGCGAGATCAGCAAGACCGTGACCGTCGAGCACAGCGCGCCGGCGCAGGACGCCTTCGTCTCCAACGATCAGGCGAACCAGCTGCTCACCCTGCGCAAGACGCCATACCTCGACGACTCCGCGATCGTCACCGACGCGAATGGCACCTTCACCATCGTCGACAACTTCCTCGGCTCTACCTCCACCGACCTCCATGCGGTCGTGCTCGTTGACCAGAACGACAAGGCCACGGTGCGCTTCGGCAACGGGGTGAACGGCCGCATCCCCACCGGGACCGTGACCATCACCTACAAGATCGGCGGCGGCTCCTCCGGCGCGCTCGAGCCCGGTGCGCTCAGCAAGCTCGACGGCGGCCCGTACAAGGACAGCATCGGCACCACCGCGCGGATCAGCGTGACGAACCCGGCGAAGACCGAGAACGCCTCCGACCGAGCCACGAACGCCCAGATCCGGCTCCTCGCCCCGGCCAGCATCCGCGTCATCGAGCGCGCGGTGGCACGGGAAGACTACGAGATCGTCGCGATTAACGTCCCCGGTGTCGCGCGCGCGCTCCATCTCACGCGGAACCAGGACCCGGGCGTCACCGAGAACAACGGCATCCTGTTCATCGTCCCGAAGGGCGGCGGGACGCCCACGCCGACCCTGCTCGCGACGGTGCTCGCGCAGTTCAGCCCAACCGGGCCCTTCCCCTGCACGAACACCTTCCAGCTCGCGGCGCAGGTGCCGCTCTACCTGCCGGTCAACATCCTGGTGAAGATCTTCAAGCGGCAGGGTTTCACGGGGCCGACCGCCAAGGCGAACATCCTGACATCCCTCGGCCGGTTCTTCGCGATCAGCGTCGACGACGACGGCAACCCGAGCGTGGACGGCGTGCCCAACCCGCTGATCGATTTCGGCTACAACTTGAAGGACGTCGACGGCAATCCGACGAACGAGCTCGCGTTCAGCGACATCTTCAACGCGGTGCGCGACACCGCCGGCGTGCGCAAGATCGGCGACAGCCCGAGCGACTTCCTGCTCAACGACGTCTTCTCCGACGTGACCGTCGGCAACTACGAATTCCCGATCTTGGGCACCGTGACCATCGTCGACGGAGACACCGGCCAGCAGCTCTAGCGCAGCTTTTGTCCGGCCTTCCCGGCTGGTGTACCCTCGCCAGCCATGGGCATTCTGGGCTCGATCACGAAGTTCGCGGCCAACTACATCTTCGCGATCGCCGAGTACAACTCGAGCCCGGCGACGATCACCGACGGGCAGCAGGCGCCGCTCCAGTGCGACCCGAACGGCAACCTCCGGGTCAGCCTCGCGACCTCTGGCGCGAGCTCGGGGACCGTCAAGGTCACCGACGGCACGAACATCGAGACGGTGAAGGCGGCGAGCACGCCGAGCGTCGCCACCGACACGGCCGCCGTCGTGGATCTGCGCCCCGGCGGCGTGCTTCCGGTGAGCGCGAACCCAGCGGACGCGGTGAGCAACTCGACGTCGGTATCGAGGATCGGTGCTTGGCTCGGCGGCTTCAACGGTACGACATGGGATCGTGTGCGCGCGGGCCTCTCTGGCGTCCAGACGACGCTGACGGGCATGCTGAACATGATCCCGATGGCGCAGTACAACACCGCCGCGCCGACGCCCGCGAACGGCAACGTGGTGCCCTTCCAATCCGACGCGAGCGGCAACCTCAAGGGGGTGGAGCAGGGCGGAGGCGCGTTCACGGTGGCCGCGGCGCTCTCGAGCGACGCGGTGGCGAACCCGACGACCACGAAGACGGGCTCGATGAATTTCGGCTTCAACGGGGCCCAGTGGGAGCGCCTCCGCACCGGCCTCTCCGGCACGCTGACGAGCCTCGTCGGCTTCTTGGACGTGATCCCCGTCGGCACGTTCAACCTCGTCAAGCCGACGCTCGCCGACGGCAACTTCACGCCCGTGCAGTTCGACTCGAACGGCAACCTCCGCACCGCCGAGCAGTTCGTCGGGGGCTACGAGAACAACGGCGCCGGCGTGGCCTACACGCTCGGCCGCGCGATCCCGACGAACGATGGCGCGTGGTCGACGACCTCCAGCGGAGGAACGGCGGTCGGCACGTCGGGCGTCTCGGTCAAGGCCTCGCCCGGCCGCGTGCGCCGCCTCAGCATCACCAACAAGAACGCGACCACCGGCTTCTACCTGATGCTCCACAACAAGGCCTCCGCGCCGGTCAACAGCGACGCGCCGGTGGACCGGTTCTGGGTACCCGAGCGCGACGTGACCGCGAAGGACACCGTCAACACGGTGGTCATCGACTTCGGCCCGGAGGGCCGGTACTTCAGCACAGGCATCGGGATCGCCGCGAGCTCGACCGTTGACACGGTGACCTTGCTCGCCGGCCTCGACTGCCACTACTGCATCGACTGGATCTAAGGAGGCTCGTCATGGCGTTCGATCGCTACCAGCTCTTGGCCGATCCCATCGCCGCGGGCACCGCGGGGAAGAAGGTCGACGTGAAGGAGGGCAAGCTGCTCTGGGAAGTGCGCGTCCTTCTCATCAACTCGGCCGCGCCCCCGGTTCCCCCGCTGCCGTTCCTTCAGCCGCAGCCCCAGCCCACGAGCGTGGAGCACTTCATCGCGGCCGGTGACACCGAGCTCGAGCTGCACGCCTCGATCTGCGGGCGCGCCGACGGCACTGGCGTGGCGGTCGGCGACCTTCAACCGGTGCGGGCTGGCTCGACGCCGCCGGCCATCGTGACCCTCAAGCGCGGCGTCCTCGTGAACGCGACGAACGGCGCGAATATTGCGGTTTTGACCGCCTAAAGAGGTCACGGTGTCGAGTCCGCAGAATCTCGTCCTCCGTTCAGAGGAATTCGACAACGCGATCTGGACGAAGACGCTCGAGACGATCACCGCCAACGCGACCACCGCGCCCGACGGCACGGTGACGGCCGACCTCGTGACCGATTCGGTGGACGGCTCCGACCAGGTCCACGCCTGCCTCCAGGCGATGGCGCTCGCGACTCCCGGCGGCGGCACCTACACCTTTTCGATCTACCTCAAGGACGCGAGCGGCGGCGCGCACCCCTGGTGCTACGTCTCGCTGACCTCTGGCGCGTCGGGGATCGTGGTCAGCACCCTCGACGGCTCTGTCGGAACGGCCAGCGCGGATCTGGTCGACTACGAGGTCGAGGACGTCGGCAATGGCTGGTGGCGCATGAGCGTGACCACCAAGACGCCGACGAGCTTCACCGGCTTCTCCTGCGGGGTCTATACGGCGCCTAGCGGGGTCGCGATCGCCTACACGGGCACGGGAACGGCGCGTTTCTACATGTGGGGCGCGCAGGCGACGCGCGGCGGCGGCCCGCAGCCGTACGTCAAGACGACGACGCTCTACTACGACGACGGGCGCCCTTGCCGCACGAAGGCGCTCGGAAGCCAGAACCTCGCGACGTGGAGCGAGGCGTTTCAGAACGCGGCCTGGATCAAAAACACCGGCGTCACCTGCTTCGACGCGACGACCGACGTCACCGACCCGCTCGGGGGCCATACGGGTTCGAAGGTCGTCTATGACGGCACCGGCACGGTCAACACATTCAATCTCGCGAACAACGTCGGCACCAGCCGCTACAAGAACGAGCTCGGCAACATCGGCATCTGGATCCGCTGCCTCTCCGGCAGCTTCACCCTCCGACTCTCGGAGAACTGGAGCGGCGCGCTTCAGACGATCACGGTCACCTCCTCGTGGGGCTTCTATTCGTTTTCAAACCCGGCGCTCGCCGACGTCATCACGCTCCAGTTCGCGATTTACAAGGGCGCGAGCGACAACGCCGCGCGCACGTTTTACGTCTGGCACCCGCAGGTCAGCCGCACCGCAGGCTACCTCGGGCCGTACAAGAAGACGCAGGGGCAGCAGATCGGCGGCGGCCCAGGGCGTCAGCTTCGTGCGCAAGGGCAGTTGCCGCAGAATCTCATCAGTGACCCGAGCGCGTTCGACTCGTCGAACTGGACTGCCAGCGACCTCTTCGTCAACAACGACGTCGTTGACTCGCCCGTCACCCCTGGAGACAGCTCGGGCGATCAGCTTCTCGAGGCGAACACCACGGCGTTCCATACCATCAGCCAGGTCCTCAGCTCTCCGGGCGAGGGGCACCTTGTCACCTTCTCGGTGTGGTTCGCACCGGACGGGTCGAGGCAATATGCTGGCCTCGTTTGCAGCGACAACGTGTCGGTGGTCTATGAGACCACCTTCGACATCATCAATGGGGCGGTCTCGCACACCTCGGCGAACCTGATCGAGTCGGGCATCGGACAGGCGAACGCCTTCGGGTGGAGGCGCGCGTGGATGATGTTCCGCATCGCCAACTCGAAGCCGTCATTGGTCGCCGAGGTTTTCCTGAGCGACACGAGCGGCGCCTTCCACACCTACGCCGGCAGCTCTTCCAATGGTTGCTACGCGTGGGGCGCGCAGCTCACCACCGGTGCGCTTCAGCCGTTCGTCGACACGACCGTTCCGACCACCGCGCTTCCCGCGCAGCGCAGCCGAGCGGTGCACGCACAGAACCTCATTCCCTATTCCGAGCAGTTCGACCAGGCGAGCTCCTGGGGCACGAGCGGCGGCAGCATCTCTGCGAACGCGGTCGCGAACCCGATCACCGGAGCGATCGACGCCGACGCGCTCATCGACTCGGCCGCCAACTCTGCGCACCAGATCCTCCAGGCCGGCGGCGTCGCGACCTCCTTCCCCGAAGGCACGCCGTATTGCATGTCGGTCTACGTCAAGCTCGCCAAGCCGGGCACGGCGCCGGTCCTGCTGCTCTCGGGCAGCGCCGCGCTCGGCGGCGGCGGTGCGTACTTCAACCTCGTGACGCAGGGGCGGAACAATGTCTTTTTCCCTGACTCCAACTCGGCGTGCGAGGACGTCGGCAACGGTTGGTTCAGGCTCTCGATCTTCGGCCGTTCGATCAGCAGCAACCTGACGCAGTTCGCGCTCAGCGCCTACGCCGACGCCAGCGGGACGACGTACCTCGGCAACGGCACCGCGGCGTTCTATGTGTGGGGCGCCCAGATCAGCGCCACGAAGTTGCCCATCCCGTACGTCAAGACCGGAGCGCTCGCTCTCGCGTCGCCGACGGTGCCCGCGAGCTCGCCAATCGCAGCCTCGCGCGGCCAGCTCGTGTTCCCGCAGAACATCATCATTGGATCAGAGCAATTCGATCTGTGGACGCCATCGAACGTCACTGTCGCGGCGAATACCTCGTCAGGGCCATTTGGCGGCGGGACGACCGCGGACAAGATCACCGACTCCTCTGACAGCGGCGTCAACACCTTCCATCTGGTTGGGCTTTCCCCCTCTCCGCCGGTGACGACCATCGGGAAGATCATCACGTTCTCCTGCTATTTCCTGCCGATTCTCGGCGTGAACAACGTGATCCTGATGCTCGTCAATTCGCAGACAGCATTCGCCTACTTCGATCTCGTCAACGGGCAGGTCATTGCGGTCGGCGGCACTACGGCGCTGCTCGCGCAGAGCTGCGAGCAGGCAGGCGGTGGCTGGGTTAGGTGCTCGATCACGTATGTCGGGTCAACGAACGACCTGAGCATCGCGACGGCGGTCAGCGCCGGCAGCGGCTACCTCTACGCGGGCACGGGGACGGCTCGTTTCTACATGTTCGGCGCGCAGCTCAACGTCGGCCCGACCGCTCTGCCATACGTGAAGACCACGACGACGTATCCAGGCGTCCATCCAGACGTGCCGACAAGCCGAGGGGCGGTATGAGCATCGAGCAGACCATCGCGAAGGCGCGCGCGACCATCGCGCTCTTCAAGGACGAGGACGGTGGTGGCGAGGGCGACGACGGTGGTGGCGTCGACGACGAGAACCGCGACGCAGGCGGCCGCTTCTCTGGCGCCTCCTCCTCGGCTGACGCGGCCGGTGGCGGCGGCAAGGGCGGCAAGGGCGGTAAAGACAAAGGCGGCGGCGGCAAGGGGCCGAAGCTCAAGAAGCCGAGCGCCACGCCGCTCCAAAGCCCAGGGAGCCACCTCAACCCCGCGCCGAGCGGCATGCGCAAGCCCGGCACCGTCGCGCCGACTGGGAAGGACGCCGCCCCGGCGCCCGCGCCGAGCCCGTCGAGCCCGCAAGACGCGCCGCAGCCGCCGATCATGCGGCCGAGCCCGTTTCCTGCCCCGGGACAGCCCCCTCCGCGGCGCTTGCCGCATGTGAAGCCACGGCCGGCCGCGGCGCCCAAGGTCGACGTCGTGCGGCTCGCGAAGAGCACGCTCGGGCGCGTTCGCCTTGCGCGCGCGCTCGACCAGGCCGCGGTGTCGACCTTCGTGATGAAGGCTGCGCTTGGCAAGGACTACAACCCCGAGCAGTCGCGCGACGAAGGCGGCCGCTTCGGATCCGGCGGCGGCGGCGCGCAGCCAGCGCCGACGCGGCCGGCCGCCGCGGCGCCGGAGACGAGTCGGCCCGACGGCAAGCCCTACTACCAGCCGCCTCCCGAGATCGGCGACGCCAATCACCCCAACGCTCGAGCCGAGCCGCCGACACGCGGCTCCGACTACCAGGAGGGCACGCGCACCGACCCGAAGATGTGGGAGCAGTACGAGCCCGGCGGAAACCACTTCTACTCCGGCGATGACGAGGCGCCCCAGACCGATCACGCCTGGCCGACAGCGCGAGGCGATGCCTCAAAGGCCGATGAGCTGATCGGCCACATCGGCGGCAAGATGGTGAACGGGCCCGACTACCGGCAGCTCGCCACCGACACCGTTCGTCAGGTGGCGCAGGACAACCCGTTGGCGCACTGGGTGCTGGAAGCGCACCCGCTGCCCACGCTAACCGTCAGCCCGATTCAGGGCTCAGATCGAGCGAACGGCACCTACAGCGATCAGTACAAGGAGATTCGCATCAACGCGACGCAACTCGACCCGAAGACCTTCAAGCAGATCGAGGGGTCCTTCAAGATGGGCGAGTCGTGGAGCCTCAACGCCGGCGCCCGCACCCCAGAAGAGCGAGCTCAAGGCACGTTCTTGCACGAGCTCGGCCACCATGTCGCCACCGCGCCCGGCGTAAGGGACGTCATGCTCGACGCCTGGAACAAGCGGGAGGCGAGCGGCGCGTACGCCGCAGCGAGCCAGTACGCGAGGACGAACGCCGACGAGTATTTTGCCGAGTCTTGGACCGCGTACAACCGCGACCGAGACGGGTTCAAGGAGCACGACTTCGCGGGGCACGAGATGATCGAGCGCAGCCTCGCTGTGCTCGAGAGGATGCGACCGGGATGACGCGCGCGACGACGAACGATGCGGTAATCGAGCTGCGAAACGCGCTCTGGGCCGGAACGCGAGCGAAGATGGCCGCCGGCACCTTCGATCGGGCTGGCTGGCTTCAACACCTGCGCACCGAGAACGGCCTCGCGACCCAAGACGCGAGGATCGATCTCGAAGCGATCATCGTGCAGGGCCTCCGGCTCGGCTTCATCGGCTCGCCCGACGACGTGGGGCCGCTGCTCAGGGCCTGAATCTCGCCCCTGTTCGCGGGCGCGGGTAGGATGCCCGCATGCCCTCCCCGGCAGGCACCCCCCGAGAGGCGGCGGCGCGATGACGTCGCCCGCGAATCTCGGTTTCGAGACCGCAGGCACGAACGCCGGCGAGGCGCTGCACTGGACGTTCGCCTCGCTTGCGACCGCCGAGGTCATCGCCGATTTCGACGGCGGCAGCGGCGGCCCGCGACCGCAAGAGGGCTTCGAGCTCGACTGGTCAAACTCGCCCTACCTCTTCGCCTTCGGCGGCGGCGACACCACCGCGGCGATCTACGCGGTCGGCATCGTCATCCCGCCACCGGCAGCGGAGAACCTTGAGCTCGGTTGGGACAACGGCGACACGTACCTCTTCGAGATGGGCCCAAGCATCGGTGCCGAGTACGGCGCCGGGCCCATCAATCAAGAGAACTTCGAGCAGGAATGGAGCAACGACGGTTATCTGACCGCGATGGCAGGTACGGTCGTCGCAAACTTCGCGCAGGGGACCGCCTACGAGAACTTCGACGAGTGGGACTGGATGACGTACCTCACGAGCTTCGCGTGGCCGCCCGGTACGGGCACCACGGCGGCGAGCTACGACGGCGCCGCGCCGCAGGCGTTCGAAGATTTCGAGCAGACCAAGCTGCCGGTCATCTTCACCGCCGACCCGTCGACGGACGTCTTCACCACGCCCGTCGCGCACCTCCAGGTGAACGGCGACAAGGTGAACGTGCAGTCGGACGAGATCCTGCCGCTGGGACTCAGCCCGAAGAACGACTACCGCGTGATCTCGGCAACGACGTTCACCTTCCAGCTGTCCACGATCATCAGCGGCAGCGCGCAGGACATCGGCTCGCCAGGCGGCGGCCAAATGACAGTGACGGGCGACAAGAGCGTGCTCTGGGTGCTCTTCCTCTAGGAGATGAAATCGTGGCGCAATCTGACTGGACCGAGCTCGACGACGGCCTGAACCTCTCGGCGCTGAAGCGCGGCGTCTCGTCGGGCTTCACGCCTCCGGCGGGAGGCGGATCTTTCACCTACGGGATGAACAGCCTGACGACGGCCCTCGGCGCGTTCGGGCTCTTCACGAACCAGACCAACTTCGCCCCGACGCCGGCCAACAAGGGCGGCATCATCACCGCCGCGATGAAGCGCGGGATCAGCTCCGGCGTCATCAACTTCGCGCCGTTCATTTTCATCGGCTTGCAGGGCTCGAGCTGCAACGACTCGGGCTACATGCTCGGCCTGAGCGACGCGGAGCCGCATCACATCGTGCTGAAGAAGGGCTCGCCCATCTCGAGCCTCGCCGATGCCGCGCCGGGCACGAGCGGCATCCTCGCGCGCTCGACGGCGACCTTCAGCGCCGACACGTGGGTCCATCTGCGGCTCGACATGATCGTCAACCTCAACGGCGACGTGATCCTCAGCATGAAGCAGAACGACCTCGGCTCGCACAACGTCACCGCGCCGACGTGGGTCGCCATCCCGGGTATGCCCGACTTCGTGGACGACTCGATCGGCGTCAACTCGGGCTCGATGCCATTCACCAGCGGCCGGATGGGCTTCGCGTGCTTCGTGAAGGACGTCGGGCGACGCATGTACTTCGACCAGATCACGGCGGCGCGCCAGGCGTAACGCATGAGTCTCTCGCCCTGGAACGCAGACGCCGGCGACGCGCAAGGCCGCATCACCCCGACGGGGTGGCTCGCGCCCGAGGGCACGCACGTCATGGTGCTTGGGCACGATCGCCCTGGCGTTACGCGACTCCTTGGCATCGGCGACTACATCGAGATCTCGCAGTCGATGACGCCACCGGCGGGCTCCACGTACCTGCGCGCCACGCTGCGCCTCAGGTCTCCGACGGAGATGCCGCTCGGCACCCAATGGCGTCTGACGATGAGCATCGACGGCACGCCCGTCGTGACCTTCGACCTCCTTCCGAACCGCACACGTGATCGCGCGGACATGGGCTTCAGCGTCGCCGGCCTCGGCGCCGGCGACCACGCGTTCGCGTTCCGGCTAACCCTCGCCGGCAGCGGCGTGGCGCCCTTCTACGAGGTCGAGCTCCCGGGCGTCTACGTCGACGCCGTGATCTTCGACACCAGCGTGCGCACGGCGCCGGCGCTCATCAACCGCGATCCCGAGCCGGGCGAGACGAAGGTGCGCGTCGACACGAACGTCTCCGTCGACATCACCGACCCCATCAGCGGCGGCGGCATCTCACTCGCCGACACCTCGATCTACATCGCCGACGTTCTCGCGTTCCAGGGTGGCGCGTTCCAAACCGGCTTCACTGGGCCGAACAGCGCGCAGAGCTCGCCCCAAACCGACACGCGGCGGATCGTCATCGACCCCATCCAGCCGTTCGTCGGGCTCACGACGGTACCGATCCGCGTCGTCTCGAAATCGACGCTCGACGGAACGCCGATCGATCGCGCCTACTCGTTCACCACCGAGGATCTGGAAGCGCCGGCGCTCGAGAGCGCGGCGCCGACCGGAGATCTCACCATCACGCTCGACTTCTCGCAGCCCGTGAAGCAGGCGGACGCCACGGCCTCGAATGACGCGCTGAATCCGATGAACTACACCCTCGCGCACGTGAAGCCGACCAGCGGCTTCGAGGTCGCGGTCGCGCTCAACGTCGCGAGCGTCCGAAGCCTCTCCAGCACCTCCGTGGAGCTCACCGTCGACATGGATATGACCGACGGCGCGACCTACACGATCACCGCCGATAACATCGAGGATCTGGTCGGCAATTCGATCGGTGCGCCGACCAACTCGGCGACCTTCGTGGGCTTCAAGTGCGAGGTGCCAGACGGGCGCGACTTCCAGCTCATCGACATGCTCCCAGACGCGAACCTCGATGACGACGAGACACAAGATCTCGCCAAGTTCGTCGCGATCTACCAGGAGCTCACCGACCTGATGCTCTGCGACGTCGACGGCTTCCCCGACATCCTCGATCCCGACATCGCGCCGGAGAAGTTCG